CGAAGATTCTTCCTGAGCGCTCGGAGTTTTCCCTAAGCCTTGACCAACTCCCCGGCCGAAGCCGCTGATCCGGCAGGGGTTGGCGCCGGGTCCGCCGGCGATGGCTTGACCGCCGCCGGTGATCGTGGGCCATGCGCCGGCCATCCAGCCGCAGAAACAGGGGACTTAGGCGGCCCCGCCTGCGTCCCGTAGGTCCCAGGATGCCTTCAGTGCGCGCCATCAGTCCGGGCCGGGCGCCGGGCCGCGGCCAGCCGCTCGACAGCCTGGGAGCGTTGCTCGGGGGTCATAGGGCGGCCCTTGCGCGGCGCGGCATATCGGACCCGGTTCTCGCGGAATGCCAGCCGGAGCTGCTCGCCGACCTCGGCGCCCATGAAGTGCCTGACCAGATCCAGGAACACGGCCGCGAACTGCCAACCATGCGCCGCGCACTCGAACCCGTGCAGCTTCCTGGTGATCGCGTGCGCCAGCTCATGGAGCAAGATCCGCTCGCAGCGCGACCATGTGGGAAACGTCATCCTGGCCGTCGATCGCCACGCCAGCCCGCCAGCGGCCGAAGATCGCCCGCGGCCATCCTGCAGCTCGTACCGGTCGATGGCGCCGTAGTGCCGCCGGTACCACTGATGCGCCATCACCCGTTCGAGGTAGCCGATGATGGCGTCCATTTCCCGCAGCTCCAGACCGCGCGGAATCGTGTGCTCCGCCGTGTAGAGTTTCGATCGCTGGCTATCGCGCTCCCGGGTCATCACTCACCTCCCTCGGGGTCGGCTGGCGGCGCTGGCATATTGCCCACCATCCAGACAATCTCGGCCAGCTCGTTGCACGCCTTCGCGAGTCGCCGGCGCGCTGTCCATTGCCCCTCCGACATCTTGGAGACGTCGCCTTGCGTCGCGCGCCATCGCCGGCGCAGCTCCCGCCGCAGATCGTCTAGCGTGGCTTCGGTCAATTCCATGGCATCCGCCTTCCTCACGCCGGCTGACCGACCGCCCGGACCGCCGCGTCCTGCGCGGTGACCAGGGCCATCAGGACCGTGTCGTTGAGCTTCCGCGGCGTCAACAGCTCGCGGTTGATCTCGACCAGTTGCCCGCCGCAACACGGGCACTCGCGCAGTTCCAGGTCTTCCGGCTCCCAGTCCGGCCGCGCCATCATCGCCGCGTGGGCGGCGTCGTTCACCCGCTCCAGCCGGGGGTCGAAGAGTGACGCGCCAGCCTTGCAGAGTGCCAGTTCCATCTTGCGCAGCTTGTCTTCCAACCGGCCGATGGCGGCCAGGGCCTCGACCAGATGGTCGGCGTTGAATTCGTCGCCATCGGCGCGCAGGTCCGACTCCGAGTCGGCCGCGTTGGCGATTGCCGCCCGGACCGCCGTGTCCGGCGGCACTTCCTCCGGCATCGGGTTGGCTGCCATCCAGGCTCGCCACCCGCGGTGGTCGGAGACATCCAGCCGGCCCGAGTTCCGCAGGTTGATCTCGACGCTGGCGGCGATGTCGGGCTGCGTCTCGTGCAGCGCGTCCATCGCGGCCACCCGCTTCGCGTGATCGGCCATCGCTCCCACGCGCGCGGTTTCGGAGCGCTCCCGACGCTCCCGGTCAGTCATCGTTGCGCTCATGTCCTGTCTCCCCTTTCTTGTTGGCGGACGTTGGTGATGTGTCATTCCGTCCATGCCAACAATATAGGCCCTGGCACTGCCCTTGTCAACCCATTCCGGGCAACCCAATGTGGCACAGACTATGCAAGGGAAACCATGCCCACAATCTGGACAGACGCGGCCTTGCAAAGCCTGTGCCATGCCGATTCTGTAAATCCTTGCAGTGTAAAGACATTGCTCCAGATCAATCTAAAGAATCTGTCCATATGGAGACTCGCGGGACAGACTGGGCCGCCTACAAGGCATCCTGGCGCGGATGTGGCCCATTTTGTCTTGGCATAGGAAGTGCATGGGCGGAAGATTCTTGCGGGACGACTTGGCACACGCTTTGGTGCGGTGCCGTCGCAAGACTTCCAGCAGCCAGCAGCGGGAGTTCAGCGGCGCCGCGACGCGACGTGCACATGGAACATCGCGCGGCGCCGAAGCTCAACCCGCGCCAGAGCCAGCCGATGCTCGGCGGACCGCCGGCGCGGGCACATCTCCGGACACGGGTCCTGGCACGCGCGGCACACCATCTGCTCGAACTGCCACTCGACCACCCCGCGCAGCTCGCGGTTGGTCAGCGCCGACAAGAATTCCTTGAACAGCCAGTCAGCCCCGGCGGGCTTCCGGTCAAGGTACTGGTTCCCCACATGCCGGCACCAGCGCGTTGTGCGCCGTCACCTTCTCTAGCCATGCCGCATCGCGCTTGCGGAGCACCGCCTCGACCTGTTCGAGCGCTTCGCCGAGCGAGAGCGCCCAGGCCTTCAGTTCCTCCTCGTCGGCGTCGTGCGGGTACTGCGGCTTCGCCGGCAGCACCGGGGCCGGCAACGGCTCGATGGCGACGATGCACGGCGCTGGCACCTTCACCGGCGGCGGCTGCTGGGTCGATGCGCAACCGGATGCGCACAACGCCAGCCCGAAGATCAAGATGACGAGCGCCAACAGCGCTAGCACCTGAAGCAGATTCTTGAACCGCTCCTTCATGGCGCACCCCCGGCCATCGACCGCAGGACCAGTTCGTAGGTCTGGCAGATGTCCAACCCGACCGCCTGCTCGCTCATGGCGTTGTACTTGTCGGAGATTAACCGCAGGTCCGACTCGGCCAACGCCAGCTTCGCCATCAAGGAGTCAATCGTCCGCTGTTGTCGTTGCGCCAGCTCCCCGAGAGTCGCCGCCTCCTCGACGAGACGGTTCTGTTCCCTGATCGCCGTCTCCTTGACCGCGATGGTCGCGTCGCGTTCAGCGATGGTAGCGTCCTTCCCCGCGAGTTCCTCGGCGTGGGCCTGCTTCAGTTCGGCGACCTCCTTCGCGTTCCTGATGTCGGCGTTGGACCTCCCGGAGCCGACCCCGCAGCGGTACAACCCAACGAGGAGACCGAGCACGATGATGTATGGGAGTGCCTTCTTGCCGAGCTTCAATGCGAGCATCCAGGTCATCCTGAACCCCCGTTCCCTTTCTTCCCGGCGATGGCATCGGCGGCTCCTTCGACTGCCTTGCTCCCGAGGAACGCCAGCCCGATCGCCGTGTTGTAGCTGATCCACTGCGCCCAGGTCATATCGTCGAAGATGACGTAGGCCGCGGTGAACAGCGCAGCGAGCAATGCGAACACGAACCCACGACCACCCGCCGAGTTAATGAGGTTCCCAATCATGCGCGCCTCCTAGTGTTCGGTCCTTGTCCATGCTGACGTGTCGCCACTCTCGAAGCCATCAGCGAAGATGTTGGCGAAAGTCCAATCGCACTCACTCGGATGACCCTCGGCGCGGATTACGGCTTGGCCGTCATCATCGAAGTGGATTGGCCCGAGCTTCACCTCGTATGGAACGCCTGGCGTGGCCTGGTGCGCGTAGTGAACGTGGGCCGAGATCAGGTCGCTGCCCTTGAATACGGGCGTCTCGCAGACCACCGGCCAGGTCGGGGTCGGGGTTGTCGTCGGAGGCCTGGTCGGAGTGCGCGTCACGGTGGAGAATGGGGTTCTCGTCGCGGTGCGGGTTCTCGTCGGCGTGCGGGTGGGTGTCCTGGTTGGGGTAGGTGTAGCAGCATCGATCGCCCCGCAGAGGCAAATCACCATCGCGGCAGTCAACGATCTCAGTACCATTCCTCAATCGCTTTGGTAAGCGCCTCCACGGCCGTGTTGCGCCAGGCCGCCGATGCCAACCGCGCAGCGTCCTCCCGGCTGGAGATGAACGCGAACTCGATCAGCACTGCGGGACAGTGGGTGTGGACCAGGACCCAGAACTTGCTCTCTTTGTCGGGGTCGCCGTCTGAGAAGTCCGCTCGTCCCTTCATGTCGGGGAACGCCGACCGCAGGCTGTACCAGATGCGGCCGGCCAGCTCGTCAGCCTCGTCCGGCTCCGGGTTGGTCCAGACCTCGAAACCGTTCGCTTGCGGATTGTCCACCGCGTTACAGTGAAGGCTCAGGAACACGCCGGAATTGAAGTCGCGGGCGATGTCGCATCGCTGCTGAAGTTCGCGGAAGGTGTTGTCCCACCGGGTTAGCTGCACTTCGTGGCCAGCGAACGTCAAGAGAGCGGCGAGTTGCTGCGCGATGCCGAGCACCACGTCACATTCCCTCGCCCCGCCGATCCCGACTGCGCCGCTATCGTGGCCGCCGTGGCCCGGGTCAATCATCACTCGCATGACGCTCCTCCAGTTCCATTAGCCGTCGTTCCGCGAGTTGCCGGTAGATCACTTCCACTTGGAGCCAGTCCGCGTATCGCTCGATGGTTGCCAGCAATACCTCGAATCTCCAGTGGTCCAGCACCACGGACTCGCCGTTGGGGTCGTCGTAGATGCGGTTGCCGTGCAGATGGACACGCCTGGTCACCTCACCTCACCCTTCGCAGAAGCTCCTTGATGTCGGACCTCATCTCGACCAGATCAATCCGCAGTCCATCGATCTGCTCCTGCCGCTGAGCCTGCCCGATCTTCAACGCGGTGATCTCCTGTATCTGCGTCGCGTGCATCGGAGCCTCTGAGATGTCTCGCAGGTCGGCAGCGTGGTCGACCATGACCCCGATGTGCATGTTGAGCGGAGACAGCGGTTCCCTGATCTGGTTCGTGATCTCGCGCTGGACCTGTATCTCCACCCCGGCTTGGACGGCACCGAACACCGTCAGGCCGATGGTCACCAGTGCGCTGATGAAGGCCGCCCACGTCTTCCACCGCGCGATCGAGAAGGTGTAGACCGTCACCGTCTTCCCGTTCCCGTCCTCGAATTCCGTCATCCCCGTCCCGCCCCTTCTGTCGTGTGGTGTGGTCATGTCCCCTCTCCGATCTCAAGTTCCCATCTCGCCTCCCGGATCGTCGTGCCGCCGGGGACGACCACCTTCAGGACGTAGTCCTTCCGCTGCCCGGCCGAGAACGCTCCGAGTGGATACCCGGCCGTGACGTCCGTCCCGAGCGGGGTGTACGACGCGCCGCCGTCCGCGCTGATGGAGAGCCGGTTCGCCTCGGTCGTGGCGAGCAACGCGGTCGGGTGGGCCTTGGTGGCGACGACCGCGACAGGCACCAGCTTCGTGCAACCAATGAGGTACCAGTCCACGCCGATGTAGCGCCACTCCAGCGCCCCGTTAGGGTGCATCACCTTCAGCATCGGCCCTCCCTAGTAGCGGCGGCACCTCCATGATGCGCCCGTCCGACAGCTTGATCTTCGTCCCCGGCGGCGGCATCTCGCCCCGCATGGAGCGCAGTTCCGCCAACGTCCGGTCGCTGCGCTTCAACTGCGCTGCGATCATCTTCGCCGCCTCAGCTTGGGTGCGCTCGATCAGCGACATCAGGTTCAGCGCCGACTCGGCGATGCTCGCCGCCGCCTTCTCGCAGCGCAGCGAAGCCTCGACCATCGCTTCCACCTGCTCGCCAGTCAACGCGCTTGGCATCGTGAACGGTTCGCCTGTCATCAGTCACCTCACGGCCTTCTCCATGGCCCTGGCTCCGGCACAACCTGCCAGTTCGCCAGGAACGCTCCCCAGTTGTAATGCGGGTATTCGTGGTTGAGGTTCACGTGCTGCCGCACGATCACGGGCTGCGTCTTGCCGGTGATCTTGTCGACGTGCTCGATCACGCAGACGATCTCCTCGCGGCGCGGCGGGTACGCCTCGAAGAACAGGTCCGGGTTCTCGTTGGAGAGGAACATGTAGACCACGCAGTACCAGCTGTACTGCTGGTCGAGGATCTCGCGGGCGAGGTTTCCGGCCGCCGTCGTCTGCTCCCACCAGTAGTCGATCCCGATGTCGTAGGACCGCATGTCACCGTTCCAGTTCTGCGATCCCTGCTCCTGCTTCGAGTGGATGACGTCGTGGCGGTATGGGTAGACGGGTGGTCGGTCGAAGAAGACGTGGATGAAGTTCTCGTCGTTGAGTTGCATCCCCCACAGGCTGATGTAGGCGTAATGCGCCAGGACGAACACGCTGACTCGCCACCAGCGCGGCCGCAGATGGATGACGTAGTCCATGTCCGGTCGCAGCTCAAGCCACTGCGCGGTGTTGAGCAACTCGGTTCCGTCCTCCGCGAAGCACCGATACCACTCCGGGTGACGGAAGTCGAAGGGTGCGAACAGCAGACAGTCGTTCTCGATCGACAGGACGACGCTCGACCCGTCGTGCCCGACAATGTCCGCGAGGATCGGTTCCTTCAGGTGGCAGTAGGCGCGGAAGCGGTCGCCGACCTGTGCCTCGTCCTCGTTCTTGAAGGGCAACCTGGTCAGCGTCGCCGGATTCAACCCCATCGGGTTCTCCAGCGCAGCCTCGGTCGGCGTGTGATGCTTCAGCGGCTTCGTCACGCACTCCTGAGGGTCAGACTCGGGCGTCTCATAGCTAGGGTCCAGCCACAGGTGCGGGCAGCGCGGCATCTCGTAGTAGTCGTCGCACTCCTGGTCGTGTGCCCAGACGTTCACGAACCAGCCCTCGATCGTCTCGTAGCGTTCCGTCCGGTCGATCCACATATGCCCGCTGAACGGCACCGGCCAGGGAGCGATCTCGTAGCCTTCTACCGTGCTCGCGCCGAGATCGTTGAGCAGCGGCATAGTCCGGTTGTGCTCGTAGAAGTAGTGCTCGTACTCCCGGATCTGCGACCACCACCCAAGGTCCATGAACTTGTGCGGTGGGTTCCGGCTCGGCCGCTCGCGGTGCGGGCGCGTCCCGATGTCAGCCCACTGCAGCCGGATCATGGCGAGACTCCGTTGCAACGAGGTGGCAGAAGGCTCCAGGACCGTCCACAGGCTCCAGCCAGAGGATCGGATTGCCAGGTTCCCAGGAGCGATCCTGGACGATCCTGGTGAGGCGAGCGGCCAGCCGCGCTCCACTTCATTGGGCTACCTCTGCTCCAGGACGAGGTCCGTCCCGGAGCACGCGAACTCGCCGCTCTCGCTGCGGGACACCTCGATGGCCCAGCCGCGCAGCACCCACGGGACCTCCTCCACCATGGACTGCATCCAGAGGTCGTTCCCCCAGGCGTCCCAGGCGATGTCGGTCAGGATCACCTCGGCTCCAGCCTGTAGCCCGAGCAGCGGCTGGTTGACCGTCACGCCGATCGAGAACGACTCGTCCTTGGAGCGCAGCCCCTGGCGCGTCCCGACCGCCAGTACCAGCGCCTCGATGGTTGGCTCCTCGGAGTCACCCATCTCGGAGACGATCCGCTGGTCGTCCTCGGTGCCGTCTGCCTGAGGCTCGACCAGCGCCCCGATCGGATACATGTGCTTGTCGGCGTTCAAGCCCGTCACGACGACGCTGGTCTCGGTGGCCGAGACGATGGTCCCTCGCACCGCGAACCTTCGAAGCTGGCCGGTGGAGTCCGGCCTGCCAGGATCGACGATGTCGGTCACCTGGACTATGCGCCCGGCTGTCCATACCTCCGGCACATTGTGCGGCGTCGTGTAGAACGTCTCCTCCTCAACGTCAACCTGCTCTGCCACGGTCAGCGTCACCGTGTCGAGCGGAAACGAGATCATCCCCAGGTCTTCGACGTACGCTGGCACGTCGAAGTCGAACACGGCCCCAACGTCCGGGTCGAGTGCGATGGCCGGGTCGTTGGGCATCACCAGGTCACCCTCGATGGACCCGTCCGGTCTGGTGCGGACAACGATCCTCGGACCGCGCTTGTCGCTCCCTGAGAAGGTGACCTCATCCTGGTTCGACATCGCCGACTCGGTTTCCTGTACCACGGCGATCGCGGCGTAGAGGTAGGTCGCGTCCGTCGTGACGTCGGCGTCGTACAGCGTCGCGTACCCCGTCTCCCTGTCCTTGTCCTCCGCTTCGTTCGGGGCGGTACCGACCATCGTCCAGTCGTCGTCGAGAAGTGGGGACGGGTCGTGCGGCTCCGTGTAGCTGGTCTGCGTCGGCAGCCCGTTCTCGGGGTCCGGCGTGCCGTCATAGCCGCCGACGAACACGTTGACGATCACGCTGCGGCGCGCATCGTCCGGAGGGTCTTCCTCCCAGATTCCAAAGGGATCTTCCCCCGGCTCGCGCTCGGCCTCCTCGATCACCCTGCGGAAGATCCTGTACTCGTCCGGTCCGCGGTCGTACTTCCTCGCGCCCGTCGTGAGCGGGATCGAAATGACAGCGCCACCGCCGCGCACCCGAAGCCTTACGCCGTCCTCTCCGGCGTCACGCGCCTCGATCGTCGGCGGGTCAACCGGCACGTCGAGCGCGTAGTTCCACGACTCCTTCTGGAAGTAGGTCGGCCCGATGTACTCGATGTCGTCTGGACGGAGCGTGTGCTTGCGCCATCCCCACTGCGTGTAGCGGTCCGGCTCCTCGGCGACGGAGACCTCCTCGACGATGACGCCCTTCACCCACTTCCCGCGCTGGTTGGCGTCAACCTTCTCGACGGTGGTGCCCTGCTTTACCGCCTCGTTCCACATCTTGGCTGACGCGATGTGCAGCCTCTTGTCCTCCTCCGTAGCGCCGCTCGCCTCCAACCCGCGCAGCACAACGTTCGCCTGATCGTCGAACTCAAAATACGGCAGGGGCTTCAGGTTGTAGATCACCATCGCGTCCACCTGCCGCCTGTAGGCGAGAGCGTCCGGGCAGTAGGGCACCTGACACCAGAAGACGGTGGTCTCCTCCTCCATCTTGCTAAGGGCGCGTCCGGGGTTCACCCGCGGGATATACGCCTTGCTCCAGATTTCCTTGTGGTACTGCTTGGGCGGTCCCTTCGGGCGCTCGATGTCCCAGGACTCGATCACCTTGTGCATCTCGGACCCGTGCTGGTTGATCGTCACGGTAGTCCGTTCGAGCAGCCTGTCCTCCTCCAGCGACGGATGCCGGTACCAGCCTTCGCTGATGACCGTCCGCATGTTGCCCTCGGTGAACAGGGACTGCGACTCGTAGCCCTCCAGCGTGTGCGTGGCGTAGCGGTTCGGGATCAGGGCCATGGTGGCACCCTCACGATGACGCGGCGCGGATGCGCCCTGAACTTGGGCGCTGCCGTGAGCGACGTGAGCAACGAGCCGGGGATCGAGATGCGGTCACGACCGTACGGTCTGGAGACCGGGTCGATGAAATACAACGTGTTGAACCACTCCGAATACGACACCTCCAGCGCGTACGGCTCGATCAGTTGCAGGATCGCCTGCCAGTAGGTCAACTGCGCGGGCACGATCACCGGCTGCATCGGGATATTCGGCCCGTGGAAGATGACGCTGAAGCAGGCGCGATGGCCGAGCATGATCACGTCCCGCCTCAGGTCCCACGCGTTGGACAGCACCCGGACGCGGCCGATCGGGCCGTCGTACTTCGCCAGCACGCGTTCGGCCATCGCCATCCCGCTCGTTCCGGCTGGGGCTGGCACGAGCACCAGCGTCTCCCGTGGCGTCACGCGGAAGGAGTGGCTGGAGTATGACTTCCCCTCGATGGTGATGAGCGGCTGGTCGCGGCGAGAGATGTTCACGCGCAGGCGCTGATCCGGGAGGATGTACCCCTGCCGGATGACGCACGTGTCGCGAGGGTCAGCCGGGTCGTAGCTGGCATAGATGTCGTAGCGAGCATTCACGTCGAACAGATGCCATGCGTGGGTCGTCACGCTCCAGTTCTGCTCCAGGAACCCGGTCGGCTGCGCCCACTTCACCGAGCGGCACCAAGGGGTGATGTCCCGCTGGTCCATGTAGACCGTCACGCGGAGGTCTGTGAACGAACTCACGGCTTCGACTCCGGTGTGCCGACGGAGTAGAACGTGGCCGGGTCGCTCTCATTCGCGTAGCGCGTCTGCACCTCGGTGGCCGGGAAGCCGACGGCCGACCCGGTGCCCCAGTAGTACCACCGTACCTCGTCGATCTGTCCCTTGAAGAAGTCGGTCAACGTGAGCGTCGGCGTCCGTCTCGCCCCGACCAGCCCGCGCAGCCTGGTCGGCGTGTTCCTGATCGACGTGCCGTAGTTGTAGTTCGCTTGGACACCGTTGACCCACAACTCGACGTCGCCATCGGCCGAGCAGAACCAGCCTGCGATGTGCACCCACCCGCTCATGGCGGCAGATGCCTTCAGCACCGTGAATACATTGCTCGATGTGTACCACCACGCCTGCGGCTTCTTGTCGGCTGCAACACCGATCCCGAACTGATGGTAGTAGCCGGACTGGTAGGTCATCACCTCAGCGACGCACCCCATAACAGTCAGAGCGTCGGCCTTCACCCATGCGGACCACCACGAGTTCCAGTACATGACACCGTCAAGGGCAGAGTCTGCCGTCTCGGCCTTCTCATCCGACCCGTCGAAGTCCCAGGCGTAGCCAATGTCGCCGTAGCTCGCCAGCTTGTCGCCGCTCTCCATGTTGGCGGTGGTCGCGTGCGCTCCCCGCCCGCTGCGATCGGTCAGCTGCGGAGCGCCGCCAGCCGGGTTCTGCTCCATCGTCCAGTAGCACCGGATCCGCTGGTTCGAGTCGTTCGCCAGCTTCCCGTAGGTCGCGGTGTCGTCCGTTTCCGCTCCGCTCGGATTGCCGTAGTACACGTAGAAGTCGGTGTCGGTGTCGCCGTCCACGTCTCCTCGGAACCGCAGCTGCATGGTTTGACCGCTGTAGTCGAACGCGATCAGGTCGCGGTACCGCTTGCCAGCCACCTTCCCGGTCGCGTCGGTCACGACGATGTCCGCGCCGGTGCTCATCACGTTTGACCAGAAGTGCGCCGGGAAGTTTGTCTCAGTGAGCAGCACGTCGAGATCAGCGAAGTCGGCGTAGACCTTCGACGCGGCGACCGTCACCTTCACCCGGTACGCCCAGTCGTCTCCGTACCACGGCTGGTTGACTGCGATGTGATGCTCCTCCCACTCCCACTCGTCGGTCACGGCGTCGACCGGAGTGGTCCACTTGACCCCCATCGCGAGCAGCCTGTCGTGCGTCGTCCGCGACATCACCCGGAGGTGGACGAGGGTCCCGGCACGTCGCATGAACACCAGCGTCGAGGAGTCGAACTCCTGGATGACCTCCTGGCCGACCACCGCCGACGCCGCGCCTTCCCACCAGAGCTGGTAACTCGGGATCACCGACGCCGGGAGGTCGGTGCGCCTGTACCCCTGCACCACGATGTCGGCCGGGAACAGCGCGTCCTTCGAGCCGCGCACCACCGTGTCGGACGGGAAGTCCCCGATCACCGGGACGGCCGCCACCAGGGCCACCGGGATGTCCAGCCAGACCGAGTGCCCGATGTAGTAGCGCCCGTCGACCGGGGTGTAGTAGGCAGTGTAAAGCAACCAGACGAAGTCCTCGAAGCATGAGGTCGGCCACACGAGTAGCGCCACCGCGTAGCGCCCGTCCTGATACCCCCAGGACAGCGGGAAGATCGTGCGGAAGAAGCAGAACGACCCTAGCGGTTCGACCAGCAGCGCGCTTTCCAACTCGAACCACGACATCCGGTCCGGGTCGCCGCTCGGGCTGTCGGTCGCCGGGTCGTACGCCGGCCACGCGCCAGGGATGCGCGTCACGTCGAAGTCGGTGCTCGACAGTTCCAGCCCGTCGTACGTGACGACGACGGTGATGGGTTCGGTGGTTGATCGCGACACCCTCGACCAGTCCACCTCAACGTGCCAGTCGTTGACCTTCGGGACCATCGCCGCGTAGGTATCCCATGTCTCCGCGTAGACGGCCGGACGTACCGCGATCGCCCCGTTCTCGACGGTGCACTCCACGCCGCCCACATCGACCACGAGCTTCGCCAGCGCTGCCGGATCGGGCGCCAGGAAGCACTCGAAGTCGTCGAAGTAGGCGGTGCCGGCATGGCAGCGAACCCCGTAGCCGCAGTACCACCGCCCTCCTTCGTTGTGGTACATCGCGCTCGCCGTGGCCCAGGCCAAGTCCCATGCGGCCGGCTCGTCGAGCCGAGCGCCGGTCCAATACTTCGCCCGCACCCGCGCCGCGTCACCATTTACGTGTTGGAGCCGAAGCCAATACCACGTCCCATCGACCGGGGTGAACGACGAAGTTGAGATCACCGTCCTGGTGCCGTAGTTGTTGTACTTGACGAGACGCAACCCGCCGCTGTCGATCTCCGCTCCGAGCCCGTAGATGCCGTAGGTCACCTTGTGGAACGCGCCCGCCCAGTTCATGTGCCCGCAGACCCCGGCCGTCGCTCCGGTGAACCACTTCACCCGCGCGACGGTGTCGGACAGCCCCTCACCGTAGACGAGCGCGATGTCAGCGAGCAGGCTAGTCGCTTGGTTCTGTGCCCGATAGACGTAGTTCCCGTCGTCGTCGTAGACGTCCCATTCGTCCCCGGTGCCGTTGTTCCAGCTCGCGTGCGTCCAGCCGTCGTCGTACAGAAGGCGCGTCCAGCCGGTGTCCGTTCCGTCGGCGAAGTCGTAGACCCTCGGGCGTGCGCTGTTGAGCAAGTCGAAGCTGATCGGGGCGCCGGGTGGGAGGTTGCCGTCACCGTCTGCCGGGTCCAGCCCGGTTAGTTGCAGCACGTCGATCCGCTGCGGGTCGAACTCCCACTCCTCGATGACGGCGTCAACGGTCGGCACACGGCCCCCTACGCGATCACGTTCAGCCGAAACTCTTTCAGCTCCTCATCGGTCGAACCGCTCGCCACCACGCGCAGCCAGAACGCGGCTTCACCTTGCCCTGTCCGAGCCACCATGTCGCCGGCCTCGTAGTTGTTGGTCAGATCGCCGGTGAGCTGGATGTAGGTGCCAGTAACCGCGAGGATCATGGCCGCCTCGCTCGTGTCCGGATCCATCACCGACTGCACAAAGACGGGCACCCCGGTCGCGGTGAAGATCTGGTCCGCGTTGGCGACGTAGACGCGGTCCTTGTAGGTTTGCCCCGGGCCGCTGTCCGCGCTGAGTTGCCCCCACTGGGAAGCGGCGATGTCACGGAGCGGGAGCGTGGTCGCCACGATGGCACCGGCCGCATAGACGTTGCTGTCGGCGGTCAGATTCTCGATCTCGACCGTGGTCGCGGTGACGCTCTTGATCGTGCCGGGGTTGATGGTGTCCTGGTTCGCGACGAACACCTCGCCGCCAATAGGCCAGTCGGCGGTCACGATCCGCTGCACGTTCACTGTCTTGGTCGTCGCGTCGATGGTCACGCTCGACGTGCTCTCGGTTCTCCTGCCGTTGACGGGCCGCCAATCAGCGAGCGGGGCGCCGCCGTTGTCGGAACAGATCTCGACCTGATCGTTGCTGTCCTCCGGCCATGCCGCGTCTGTCGTCTGGCCCCTGGTGTAGAACACGAACAGGTCGTTCGTCGCCGGAGTGCCCGACCACGCCGCGCTCGGAATGGTCACGTTACCGCTCGGATCGGACCAGTCCCCCCCGGTTGTCCCCTGCCATGCAGGAGTCGCGTCGTAGGCCGGGTGCAGGCTGGTCACGTTGTCGAGGTACGCCGTCGCCTTCACCTCGAACGCCGACGCCGAGGAGAACTTCACCTCCCACCGCTGCGAGCAGCACGCCTCGTAGACGCTCGCGTAGGCCAGATCGCCGCTGCCGGTGTTGGCCGCGTCAGGCTGCGGGTCGCTCCACTGGGGGTGGTCGTCCCACACTTCGACGTGAGCGATGGTCGCGCTGCTGAAGTTCTTCAGCATGAACTTGACGGCCGCGCCGGTTTGCAGGCGCTGGTACGCGCCGAGGTCGAGCGGCTCGTTGTCGACGTTCAGCAGCCGGGTCAAGTCGATGGTGCCATCGCCGAGCGCCGGGAACATCTCGATCGGGAACAGGTAGTAGATGTCGAGGTCCCACGGGTAGCTCGCGTGGTTCGGCCCGCTGACGAAGAAGAACGTCGCGGTGTCCTGCTGCCAGATCGAGAGCCAGAGATCATCGTTCCGCAGCAGTTGCTCCTGCAGGTAGGTCTTGATGTCGATCGGCGGGTAGTAAGTGTACTGCGCGATGGATTTGTCATACAGCGCCGTGGCGATGGGGGTCGAGCTGATGTCGTGGCCGAACTGCGCGGCATAGCCAGAGTTGAACCACGGAGTCACACTGCCGACGTCCTTGTAGAGATAGCTGATCTGATTGATGTCCGGGTAGGGCTTCAGGAACTTCGCCACTCGCATCGTGCAGGTCGATGACCCCGACGCACCAACCTGCACCATCCGGAACGGGGCGGTCAAGATGATGGCGCGGTATCCGAGCACGGCGCGGACCTTCGCCATCAGGAACTTGCACGCCATCTCGTCGACTTCCCCGGCGCTCGGCGAGTAACCGAGCCGGTTGTCGGAGCTGTTGTAGACGGTCGTGCCGTTCATGTTCGTCGCGCTGCCCCACTTGGTAGTCGAGCGCCCGCTGATCTTCGCCCAGTCCCACTGGCTGTTCCAGACGGAGTACTTGCAGTCGCAGTCAAGGTGTCGTGCCATCGTCTCCTCCTCAGATGCTCAGGCCACGGGCTCGAACCGTCATCATGCGGCACGGGTTCTCAGGCTGTGCCGCCGACGGCACCTCGCAGCGGATCCAGAACAGCACGTAGGCTGCGGCGTTGATGTTCCCCAGTGACAGATCGGCGCCGGCGGCCTGCCACGTCCCCGGCGACCCGGCAACGTCCGGCGCGAACGCGACCCAGGTGTAGCCATCGCGCACGTTGACCGTGATGCTCGACCCGGTCGGGTCGGCAGTCGTGTCCGGCAGGATGATCCCCATCCCTTCGAGGTAGTCGTTGGCGTCATCGTACCCGGCGACGCCGAACTCGTACTGCGTCACGCCATCGAACTCCGCATCCTCGACCGCCTTGTTCCCGTTGACCAGCACGTCGGCCGTCTTCTTCCCACTGCCGCCAGTCTTCCAGTCGGCGAAGGTGATCGTGAACGTGCGCTTGGTCGCGGTCTTGTGGTAGGTCGGGTTGGAGTGCGGCACCAGCTTCTGGATGAACGTCTCCGCGCCCGTGCCATCGAAGTACCAGCCCGGCAGCGCGTAGATGGATGTGCTCGCGCTCGTCTCCGTCCCGACGTTCCGGCACGCGACTTGGCGGTTGCTGCTGTCGGAGTTGGCGGTGACGATCTCGAACTCCAGCACCTCGGTCGCGACCGCTCCAGTCGTCAGGTAGTTCCCGATGGTGAACTTCGCTGCCCACCCGGTGTCGGTGCTCGCGCTGACCACGATCCCGAGTCCGGGGATGATGTCGTAGTTCGGCGTCGAGCCATCGGCGACCACGGACAGCCCGCTCCGGTTGCCCCACGGGTTGCGGCTCGTCGCGCCGTCTCCCTGTGCGACGACGGTGCAGGACACGGTGCCCGACTTCGTGAACGTCACAACGTAGGTCCCGGCGACCGCTTGCCCGTTGCCGCGCCACGTGACGGAGGTGATCGGCGTGTTGGTGGTGTTCTCGTAGCGCACGTCGAGGTCGGCCTCATCCGTGGTCGGTGCGCCACCGTAGCGGAGCATCAGTTCAGCGCTCATCAGTACCCCCTCTTGGTGGCTCGCCACTCCCCGCCGTGCAGGTGCTCCCATGCACCGGAATTACATCGCCAACGAGATCCCGGGTCGGTCGACCCCGTCAAGATCGCCTGATCGCGCGGGCGCGTCCAGACGTCGAGCGTCATGCCGCACTCGCATCGCCAGCGTTCCAGCACGGGAAGATCCCGCCTGCTCAGATCTCGGTGAACCTGAACCGTGGTGTCCACAGTCGGATCGCTCCTCTCGCCAGTCCCTCGGGCAGCGTCATCGCCACCCATCCGTACTTGGTCCCTCCGGACGCGATGTCCCCGAGCGTGAGCGGCCCGGCCGTATAGGCCACGGCAGCGCCGCTCTGGTCCGATGCCGTCGTGACGTACGCCCAGCCTGCGGCAGAAACGAACGTGATCGTGTTGCCGACCGGGCTGGTGCTCGTCTTGGCGAACACGATCTGCCAGCCCTTGAGGAGGTCGCTTGCGTCGACGTAGCCGTTGCCGCTCCCCCACTCGTAGATCGTCTCGCCGTCGAACTTCGCGGTGGCGATGCACAGCTGCCCGCCCACGTACACGTCGGCGGTGTAGTAGCTGCCAGCGCTCTGCCAGTTCGCGAAGGTGATGCCGTAGGAGGTGACGACAGCCAGCTTCGCTCTGGTGTCCGACGAGTGCGGCCCGATGCGGCAGACGGTCGTCGCCGCGTTCGTCCCGCTGTAGTACCCGGCCGGCAGCGCGCTCAGCTGGACGGTCCCGGCCGTGTCGCTCCCGGTGTTGACCACGGCGAACCGCAGCGTGTGTGCCTGACCGTCGTTCTTCGTGACCCCGAAGTTGAGTGCGTTCGTATCAACCCCACCGGCCGAGAGGTAGGCCCCGACGGTAATGACGGCCTGGTTCCCGTTCGCGGTGCCGGACGAGAACACGATGCCGAGACCGGGCACGACGTTGTAGTGGACGGTCGATCCGTTCGCGACGATGCTCACCGGGGTCAGGTTGTGCCACGGATTCTTCGAGCCGAGGTCGGCCGTCACCGCCACCTGCGGTCCGGTGGTGAAGTTCAGCGTGTAGACGTCGGCCACGAGCTGCCCGTTGTACGCTCCCAGCTCGTAGCTTCCTTCTCCGAGATCGCGACGAGCGATGGACGCGATGGGAGTGCCGCTCACGTTGTAGAACCGAGGGCCGAGCGAGCCGACTGCGCTGCCAGCCTGTGCCGCCCATCTGATGTCGAGCGTCGCTGCCATGCCTCACTCCATCCTGACGAGGACGATGTGCGCCTCGTACACCTTGAGCAGCGCCGGGATGTCCGTCCCGGTTGCCGTCTTCTCCGGGTGATCGGCGACCATCGGTTCCCACTCCTGATCTTCGTCCGGGGCGAACGCGCAAAGAATCGTGGTGCTCGTGCCAGGTGTGATCTTCGCGTACATCAAACCGCCGGCGTCGCGCAGCTGCGTCAGCGTAGTCATATCGGCCGCCGTCAGCGTTCGCACCAGCAGCTTGAGAAACTTCCTCGTCTGCGCGCCCTGATACTGCACGAGACAAGCCGTGTTCGGGATGGACCATGCGACCACCGTGGCGACGGACGACTCAGCGAACCGCTCCTCGACGATCGGCGGGTGTGGGAACAGCAGCTGAGCGGTACCCGCATAGTTCTCGATCCCGGTCTGCGTGCTCGTGAAGCTCATGGGACCGCGCCTCCACCCTGGGGCACCAGACCGGCCATGTAGTCGTCGAACAGCTTCTGGAAGTTCGGCCAGGAGACCACGACCTCGGCGGGTACCTTGACCGGGTTCTCCTTCAACTCCTGCCGCAGCTCAACCAGCTTTCCGCGACCGGCGTCGATGCCTTCGCTGAAGCCTTTGGTGAAGCCTCCCTTGAGCGAGTCACCGATCGTGTACGCGACTCCGGTGTTCGGGTCGTTGAACTGGAACTTGATCTCCGATGCCAGGAACTCGTACTGCGGCCCGATCGCGCCGACCATGTCCACCTGCTTCTGCAGCTCCGGCGACACCAGTGCCAGCGCGCTCAGCATCTTCCGCGTCTCCTCAGGGATCTCCGTCCACCCCACCTTGTACTCGCCAAGCAGCGCTATCTCGTCGGTGAGAAGCGGCACCATGGAGTCCTGGATCTGCTTGCCGGATACCTGCATGGCGACCATGTCGCGGTAGTGCTGAGTGCGCGCTGCCAGCTTCGACAGAATGTCTTCCCTGGTGAGGATGCCGTACTCCTCGTGCAGCTTCGCGACGTAGTCGGCAGTCAACTTCGCCTTCTCGGTCGCGGCCGCGATCTTGCCCGCCGAGTCCGTTTCTTCTGCCGCGTTCCGCTCCCGCAGCGCCTGAGCCTCCTGGTTGTGCAAGGAAACCTGGCGAGCCAGCGTCGGATACATGGCCGCCATCTGCGCGGCGCTCTCCTTCGTGCGCTCCTTCGAGATGTAGTATTCGTCTCCGACAGCGCCCAGCTTCTCCCGCATCTTCTCGTAGCTGTTCCAGGTCGTCTCCCACAATTCCGAGTCGCCTCGCAGCTGCTTGGCGTACTCGCTCTCCTGGTTGGCGATCTGGCCGGTCAGCTTCAGCCATGTCTCCTGCTTCATCAGCCACTCGTTGATCTTGCCGCCAGTCAGCCAGCCGATGTATCCGGCCATGACGACGAGAGCACTGCTCACCAGCCCGATCGCGGCCGCCATGCCTCCGACCGCACCTGTGCCACCCAGCATGATCCCGCCCAACCCAGTGAGCGGCGTGCGGACCAGGGTGAGCATCGTGGACAGGCCGCTGATCGCCAATGCCCCCGACGCGACCGACCTGTAGAACATCCCCGTCAGCTTCAGGCCCGGCCCTAGGGCGATGAGGAACAGCCCGACGTTGACGGTTGCTTCCTTCACGGCGGGGTCCCAGCCGTTGAACGCATTCGCCGCACCCGTAGCCGCTCCAGCCACGCTGTTCAGCTGCTGGATGAACACGGGCAGCGTCTCTTCACCCAGCTTGACCATCGACCCGTGCAGGTCGGCGAGCGCCACCTTGTAGGCGTGCCCGGCCCCGGCAGCCTTAATGGCCATCGCGTCCGTGAGGTCCTTCCCGGTCGCGTTCGCGAGGCTGCGGGTGATCTCGGCGGTGGCCCCGATGTTCTTGCCCGCCATATTGAGCACGCCGGTTAGGGCGCGGATGTTGGGGAACATCGTGGACATCGCCTCTTCGTTCCCGGCGAAGGCGTCCTTTAGGGTAATGAGGACAGAGAGCAGCCCCTTCTCCCGGATCTGCGCCCGCAGCCCGCTCGCACTCAAACCAACAGATTCCAGCAGGTCGTCGGCCTGGGACGTTGGGTCGATCAGGGTCGCCATGACCTGCCGCAGCGCCGTGACCGCCATGTGCGCGTCCGCGCCGAGACGCGTCATGGATGCGATGGAAGCGCCGACTTGATCCAGCCCGACGCCCATCTCGGACGCGATCGGCATTACTGCGCCGAGCGTGTCGGCGAGCGTCGACGTCTCCATGTTGCCCTGGCGCACGGTCCACATCAGCTGCGCCACCACCTTGTCGGCCTGATCGGCAGCGAGACCGTAGGCATTCATCGCGGAGACAGTGGCGAATGCTACCGTCGCGGTCTCACCCATCCCTAGCGCGGCACCCATCGCGGACGCCTTGAGAGCCGCCAGCGCCCTCTCTCCGGTGAGTCCACCGGACGTGATGCGGAACATCGCATTCGCCAACTCGGTGGAGTTGATTCCGGTTTCGTGCGCCATCTGCTCGAAGTCTTCGCGCCAGGCGTTCACCTGCTCCTGAGATTGGTTGGCGAGGGTGACCATCTTGGTCATGCTGCTGTTAAACTCCATCGCCATCTTGGCCGACGCAAGTCCAATACCCAGCAGCGGTAGGGAGACGTAGGTGGATAGTCCAGAGCCCACCTTCTCCATGTCTCGGCCGGTCTGCTTCATCCGGCCCGCGACGCCTTCCATCGTGGTATTGAAGCTTCTGGCGTCGGCCGAGATCTGAACCAGGATGTCAGCTATCTTCAGTGCCATCGCCCGCTCCGATCCTCGCGTGCATCGCCTTCACGAGTTCCAGTTGGTCCTGCCACTTCTGCTTCCTGGTTGGCTTCGTTCCTCCCATCGATGGCATGAACTCCCACGGCGTCCGCTTCACGCCAGCCAATGCGGCAAGACCCACACACACCAGGGCTGGCCCGAACTCCTGCCGCAGATCCTGCTGGTGCCGGATGCGGCCGAGCAGAACGAACTGACGCGGTGTCATGCCCCAGAACTCCTCGGAGGAGATCCCGAGATACATCCTGGCAGTAGCCCACAGCCCCTCCCACGTCAACCGAGGGCTGCTTCCGGGTGAGGGTCCTCGGCTGTGTCGAGATCCTCCTTCTTCGGGTAGGAACCAGCCATCGCCTCCGTCACGGCGACGAGGACGGCTGGTAAGTATTGCCCGACGATGATGCCGGTTTCCTCCAGCGTCAGCTTCGGGTCGGTGCGCTTCCACGAGAGCCAGCAGAGCGCCCTCATCCCCTGCATCGACATGGCCTGCTGCGGGTCGATGAGGAGGTTCAGGCCGGTCACCTTCTCCACATCGCACAGAACGTTGAAGTCGATGCGCAGCTCACGCAGGCGGTCCGCTGGTACGACGACCGAGAAGAACCCCGAGTCCACGGGGTACTCCTATACGCCGAAGGACGGCGCGGGATCGCCAGTCGGCAGCAGCTCCACGTCAGCGGTCAGCACCCCGTCCACCGGAGCCTTCGGAGCGACGTTCACGACGTACGCCGCAAACTGATAGGTTGTGGTCCCGGGGTCCGGGAAGATGATGCGGAAGTTCCGCTTCGTCCCGTCGTTGACGTCCTTGATGAGTCCGGTCAGGTGATCGTGCGTTGCGTCGGACGGGTCGAAGTTGATCGAGAACTTCACGTTCTCCATCCCCTTCAGGCCGGGGATGCTCACTTTCCAGTCGCTCGTCTGGACGCTCGCGTCGTGCGTCTCGCGCATGACGGTGAGCCCCTCGATGTCCCCGAGCTCGCCGACGGTGGCGAAGACCTCGGTAGGAGCGCCATTGCCGATCTGGATTAGGGTGCCATGAGATCCGAGTGTGGTCATGCGTCACCTCCTCACTTGCCGGTCCACGAGTCGGGGAGGCGCAGCACGCAGAGCATCACGTCGGCCGCGGCGCAGTCGATCAGCAACTGCCCGCCGCTATCCCATCCCTGGCGCGTGAACGGTCCGAAGATCCGCTTGTTCGCTGCCGGGATCGAGAACGACATGTCCTTGGTGCGCCCGTACGGGTCAGCTACGCTGGTGAACGTGACCGTCTGCGCCCCGACGTTGGTGTTGTCGACCAGTACGATCTCTCGCCCGGTCAAGGTCACCTGGTTCTTCAGCGCGGCGTCCGCTGCGGTCCACGTCAGCGCCACGCCGTCGTAGTCCCACGGGCCACCGCAGACGATTGCTGTCAATGCAGTTCTTGCCATCTCACTCCTCCTTCGGTTCGATCAGTTTGCCGTCCGGTCCTACCAGCCCAGACGGAGTTGGTCGTGGCGGCTGGTGCCGCATCGCCCAGTGTTCCCAGAACGTCCTCTCGCTCAGCGAGTTGAATCGACAGCGGCTGCACTGGAACAGCTCCTTGCCTTTCCAATCCCCGAGCTCGTACACTGCCTCCCTGCGTACCTTCTCGATCGGAGCCTCCACGATCGGCTTGACCACAGGAGCGCGCATCGCCTTCGCCTTGGACCTTATCTCGCTCATGACACCTCCTTCCATACCTCGAAGTTCGCCCCTGCGACCCATCGGTTGTTCTCGTCCCGCTCGATGACGAACGGCGTCTGCATTGGATTCACTGCGAGGTAGGTCACACCGCCGACCGCAGCGTTGCGGATGACGGATAGCGTCTTCCATGCGGCCCATGCCGCCGCCATTGCTTCGTCGACCAGGGGCGCCCTAGACGACAGTTGGAACCGTGGCCGCTCGAAGGCCGGCATCGCGCCCCCGTGCGTGTACTCTGGCGCAGCGCCCTCATATCCGCGAAGTGCGATGCAGACGTCCGGCTCGTCGGGCAGCTGATAGAGGAACAGCGTCGAGCCGAGCGTCCCATGTCCCGCCCCCTGCAGCAGCAGTCCCAATTCCTCCAGTACCATCTTCACCTCTTGGCGTACCGACGAAAGGCGGTCGAGATCTCACCAGCCACGGCAGCCCCGATGTCCTTACTACGCTTGATGGCCGGACTCTCCAGGTACTTCGCCTGCCGTCCTGGCTTGTGGTGGAAGCTAAGGTTCTCGTGCTGCACCACCGCGTAGGGAGCCGCAGGACCACCGTAGCCCAGGTTGACCGTAACCCTCGATCCGGTGATGACCGGATGCGCGACGTAGCCCGTGGAAGCCAACACGCCGTGCAGGATCGGCACGATGCGCTTCGAGTCGGTCATGATCTGATTCGCCACCTTGTACAATCCTCGCGCCGCAGCCTTCGGACCCTCCGAGCGTAGCTTCTTGAACTGCAGCGCCGTCCGCTCGACGTTTTTGACCTGAACGACGACACGGACGCTCACAGCATGATCTCCTGATGGTGGGTGCCATACTCGTCCGGGAACGTGCGGGTCGCCAGGATCGGCGGCCGAGTCCCATCCGGCAGCGTGATCCGATCCACGCTCCTGATGTTGTTGTCGCCGAGCACGTAGATGGTCGTGGTCGAGACGACCTCCTGCCCGCCGGCGCCTCGGGTGAACCGCTCCTGCCCGACGACCCGTGCCGATAAGCTCGTCGGCAGCGCGAATGACGCGGCGCCGTACTCATCGGTCCCGGTCCGCCGCTCCAGATGGATCGTGTGCACCATGAGATCGGCGAACGGGCTGACCGGGCTCATATCATCCTCACCGAAAGCAACGCCCGCGCGGCCGACGGAAGCGCCTCGATCCGGACACCGGCCTGAGTCGATGCCCGGTCCGCGTTCTCCTGGTACTCGATGACGAGATCCCCGACCTTCTTCGACTTGATGTCGCCGCCGCCGCGGGTCGACTTCATCAGAAAGTCGCTCGCGGTGATGATCGCCGCCTGCTCAATCGACGCCGGGAGCGTCGCCCCGGACTCGCCGGGCAGCAGGAACCCGGCCGTGTACTCGACCGTGTAGAGCACCGTCTCGGTGCCGTGGATGGTCGCCGGCTCGACATCCCAGCCGATCCACGCGCTCCGGTACCAACCGACCTCGCGGTACAGCGTCCCGACATCGGGATCCTCCACGACGTAGTCGGTTATGGGTTCGCCGTCACATAGCACTGACGCCACGGAGATGATCGGAGTCTGCGATAGCAACAGGGCTGGATGATCGGCCCCGCGGACAGTCTCCGTGTAGGTCTGCCGCGCGTAGATCCTGTTTGAGTACCGCTCGATGGCGTCGCTGACGGCATGAATGAGCTTCTCCAGAAACGGGTCCAACGAGTCATCCGTCACTCCCAGAGCCTCACGCACAGCCGACACCGTGGTCAGATCCCGTTCGGCCGCCGGAGTTTTGATTGTCAGCGCCATCGCCGGCCTCCAAGAAAGGGGCGGAGACGGCTCCGCCCCGGTGGTTGATGTTAGGTCGCCAGGAGACCCAGAGTGCGCAGCGCTTCCTGGATCTCGTTCAGCCGGGTTGCAAGCTCCCGGATCGACGCGGTGGATGCAGCCGCCACAGCGTTCGTCCTGGCCGCCACCTCACGGACAGCCTCGCAGGCGAGCGCCGCCGTCGGGGTGGTCAGATTAGGCAGGTTGCCGTCATTCGTGCCACCGATCGCGCCGCCGTTCTCGGTCAATGCCGCGATGGTCAGCGACGGCAAGTCGCCGTCGCTGGTCCCGCCGATGGCGCCGGCGTTCTCCGTCAGGTCCGCGATCGGATCCACCGGCGCCGTCTCGGTCAGGTAGGTCGAGAAGGCCTGGCCTGTCTCGACGTTGACGAACGACAGTACGCTCGGCGTCTGCAGGATGACGTTGACAGCCTGTTTCCCGCCAACGTTTCGCAGCTCGAAGGTCTCAGGCACCGTAGCCTCCCTTCTTGGCCGCTACGCCCCTGCCCGCCCGGCTGGCTTTCGCCAGCGCCGGCCCATCCTCGACCGCGTCCGGAACGGCCGCCGACTGCGTCGGTACCGCCGACTTCGCGTGAAACAGAACCTTCGCCTGCGCCGCCGGGAAAGTCGCAACCTCGCCGGCGTTGTACGGGCCGTGCTGCTTCACGAACGTTACGGAGATCAGATCAGGCACTGGTCACCCCCTATTCGGTCTGCTCCACGATCCCAGCCGGAGCGAACACGACCACTGCCATGAGCTGGTTCGTGTCAGCGCTGGTGTGGCTCAGGTCCTGGTAGACGCAGAACCTGAAGAAGCGCTTGATGCCGCTCAGGTCCACCGCCCGGGTGTAAACCCCCTTGATGGTCCCGGCCCCGGTTGCGACCACCTCGCCGGTCGACTCCGCGCCGTCGTAGGTGTAGACGGTCGCCGTGCCCATGCCGATGACGTCGTCGTGCTCCACCTTCGACTTGATGGTGAGCGTCTTGTCGGCGGTCAGCACCGCCTCGAACGGCGCAACGAGCAGCGCGCTCACTGGCCGGCCGGGCAGCGTTCTCAGGTCGATGACGTCGCCGACGATGTAGGCGGCATCGCCGCTGCCAGCCGCCACCGCAGCGGTGTGCTCGCAGGCGATCCTCGCCGAAAGGTAGGCGCCGATGTTGAAGTCGTTCAGGGTCACCATGTCAGTAGCTCCTTTCTTCCCGTGTCAGTTACGGTGCCCAGGTCACGGCCTCGATCACGCACAGCGACCCCTCGTGCCGGACGTTCAGGTCGTGGTGAGCGATCAGCCGCATCACGGTCTGGTCGAGCGAGAAGGCCGCCTGCACGGCCGAGCCGTCGTAGTAGGCGGCGGTGTCGGACGCCGACACCATGATCGTGTTCGCTTCGCCGAGGACCACGTCGGCGAAGTCGGCCAGATAGACCTCGGAGTTGGTGCCGCTCAGGTTGATGGGCACCTCATTGGTCGACGCGTACGGGAAGCCCCACAGGTTGCCGCGGAGCATCTCGTCGCGGAATGCGAAGTTGCCGTTGGTGTCCCTGACCGACATCAGGTACAGCTCGGAGCGCGGCGCCATGATCCAGCCGGGGCGCAGGAAGCGGCAGTTGCTCTGGCGCAGCCGCAGGATCGCGTCGGCCAGATCGTGGGTCACGTTGGCGAGGTTGACGGTGACGTTCGCGTTGAACTTGTTGCTGGACGGCGTGTGGTAGAGCAGGCCCTTCGGCGCGAACGCGGAACCGTCCGACCGCAGGAAGGCCTGATCCTCGCGGATCGCCATGGCCGCGATCGCGTCGTCTCGGACGACACCATCGGCCGCGACGGCGGCGAACCGGAGCAGGTCATTGGAGATCGGGATCAGGCAGGCGAGCTTCTTCCAGGTCAGGTTGATCTGGCCGAAGGTCTGCCCGGTCACCGGCAGGTTGTACGACTCGCCGACGTAGCCGGCCGTCGCTCCCCCGGTGAGCTTCGGGAACTGGAGCGAGCCGCCCGGCATCGGGATTACGGTCGGGCGCATCCGGCGCACGACCGCCCGCTCGCGGAGCAGCTCAATCAGGTCGGACGACCAGCCTGGCGGGACGAGCACACCACCAGCCGCCGCGTCGCTCGCCTCCAGCGCCTTCGCGACGTCGCCGTCGCCCCAGGTCAACTTGGCGAACTTCGCCGCCCGCTCTGGATCGCCCTTGCCAGCGCAGACCGCCCGCATGAACCGCCCGGCCTTCAGCCCACGCTCCTCCTTCTCCGGATCGGCCGTCCGCTGGTGGGTGAGCGCCTCCACCAGCTTGTCGAATTTGCCGCCGAGCGCCGACTCGGAGTCGCGCTCCTTGCGATCGGCGAGGATGTCCCCCACCGCTTCCTTCACGATCGCCGCGATGTCTTCCTTCTTCATCTCCGTTTCCTTTCTCGTGCCGGGACCACCAGCGGCCCGGCGTGCGTTAGGCGGGCAGCCTGCCCGTGGTTGCGGTCAGCACCTCGCCGACGATGTCCCGCACGACAGAGCGCAGCTCATCGGCGGACAGCTCGTCGTCGTCCGGTGGCGCGTCGTCGGCGGGAGCCTTCGTCTGGACGAGATCTGCCAGTTTCGCGACATCGTCCCGGGCCGCCTTGACTTCGGCCAGGACCTCCTTCAGCAGCTCCTCCATCTCGTGCTCCTTTCGCTTCTGTTCGTCGTCGAACTTCTTCGGCCAATCTCCCAGGAACCGCACCTCGTAGGTCGGATCCCAGGTCGTAGTGTCCCACGTCTTCACGGACGTACCATCTGACGTGGTGAACTCCACGCAGTCCACGCCGGCGCCGGCCGCGTCACCGATGCGATAGAAGTACCCCGAGGTGATGGGCGCGCTCGGCGCCGCACCGACGCTCGACAGGTTCTTCCACGTCGCTTCGGCCACGCTGCGCGGCACGAGTGCGTACTTCTCGACCGACTGGTCGTGGTCGAGGAATCGAGCGACCCACTCACGCATGGGCCGCAAGTCGATACCGGCAGCGCTCGCCATGACGAGCGCCTCCGGGTTCGCAGGCACAGGGACAACCGAATGTTCCAGCAGCTCGCTTCGCAGGAAGTCGTAGCCTCGGTGGTCCTCGTTGTAGGTCCACTCGATCGGCTTGAACCCGACCGATGTCGCCTTAAGGTACCCGCCCTTCACCATCCGGTAGATCATCGCACCGAATGGGTTGATGTCCTCCGGCGTGAAGCGATCGGTCGCGACCAGCACCCCGTCCTTCACCGACACATCGAGTGCCTTGCCGATGGGCGGAGTGTGGTAGTCATGCGCCCAGAGCACGACCGGGTTCTCCTTGTAGCGATCCAACTCCCAGCCGCCCACCGCAATGACATCACCCTCGCGGTCGACGCTTGCGGTCGAGATCACGAACCCGATGTCGTGCATCCCCGTTTCCGAGTTAAGGTCCTTGATCTGGACCTCCGTCCGGACGATCTTCCGCAGCGGGACATGGATACCGGAATCCGAGCAGGCGAGATCGGCCCACCGCGCGCGACTGACGAACGATCCTTCTTGCATTGAATCCTCCTTCGCGTCGATGGCTTCGAGCAGCGTCCCGGCTGCCGCGAGGTTGATCGTCGCCATCGCTCACCTCACTTCAAGAACACCAGTCCCTCGGTGCAGCGGCACCTGATGTGCGAGTCGTTGGGACGGTCGAACCCGTTCGGGAAGGGCTCATTCAGTGGGGCTCTCATGCCGTCTCCCTGCTCACAGATCTCGCACATGCGCTCGTCTCCAGCCGCGATCCACTCGCGCTCCACGTTGTTCGGATCGAGGAACCCGGCCCTGACAGCAGCGTTCCAAGCCATCTCCTGTCCTCGATTCGCGGCATAGACCAACTCGTTGAGCGCGATGGTCTCGGCGCGTTCCGCGATTTTCTTCTCAACCCATTTCTCAATCATGTCCTCAATTTTGGCCTCGGAGTAACCCAGCTCACGCCACCTCGCGACTCGCTTCTCGGCCAGCTTCCAGTCGCGCTCCGTCAGCCCGATCCAATTGCGGATCTTCCGAGCCACCTCCTGCGCCGTCTCGCCCTCGGCGTAGGCGTCGACTAGCGCCTGCCGGATCGCCGCCTTCGTAGCCTCGCTGACATCCTTCACCATCGCCGCGCCGAACTTCCGCAGCTCCTCCAATGCCTCGGGCGAGATCATCTCGAAGGTAAAGTCCACGCCGAACGCCTCCGCGATCTCCCTCGCCGCCTCCGAGCCGACCATCCAAAGGGCTTCGCGGAGCGTCTGGCGGGCAGGTTCCAGCGCCTCGGCCACGTCGGTCCCCTCCACGATGGCGACCGCCGCGTCGATGTCTCCGACGCTGAGCGCCCCGATGAGCGCGTCGACGTCGATAAATCCGCGCATCTCCCTCCACGCCGCGAAGAGATCGT